AGTAACTAAATACCTTTGAGATGCCAAATAAGTATTATTATACACAACGTGACTGGGACCGTGAAATAGGTTGGGGTTATGTTCCAAAGGAATATCAATATCCTCATCTTAGAAATACACAAGAATACAGGGTGCCAGAAACGGTAAAACACACCAATAAAACACTTGACAATAAAGACAAAGCCTAGTATTATTATACTATGACTGAGTTTCGTATTGGTATCTTCAATCTGATCAAACGATTGGTAGGACATAGTAGTTTGGCTAGGGCGGGAATATATACCGTGGGCCATATTGTAATTGCTATGATCTGTAATAGATTAATTACGGGTGCAGATCTTGACTTGGCGGCAATTGATGCTATAATAGAACCATTAGTAAACGGTTTATGGTTTTACACACTAGACAAAATATATACATCATCACAGAAGGTAAAAAATGGCTAAAGACTTATGGGTAGAAAAATATCGTCCTAAAACAGTTAAGGACTATGTGTTTAGAGATCAAGCACAAAAAGATCAGGTAAATGGATGGTTAAAAGACAAAAGTATTCCACACTTGTTATTCAGCGGACACGCAGGTATCGGTAAGACAACACTTGCTAAAGTATTGCTCAACGAATTAGATGTTAATGAATATGATGTATTAGAGATCAACGCATCACGTACAAACAGTGTAGAAGATGTGCGTGACAAGATTGTAAACTTTGTACAGATGATTCCATTCGGCGACTTTAAGGTTGTGCTACTAGATGAGGCAGACTATTTGAGTCCAAACGCACAGGCCGCACTACGTGGTGTGATGGAAGAATATCATACTACCAGCAGATTTATTTTAACCTGTAACTATCCTAATAGAATTATTCCAGCAATTCATTCACGTTGCCAAGGTTTTCATATAACAAACGTGGATCAAACAGAATTTACAGCACGTATCGCAACCATTCTTCTAGAAGAAGGTGTTGAACCAGATCTAGATGTGTTAGATACATTTGTCAAAGCAACATATCCTGATATGCGTAAGTGTATCAATATGTGTCAAATGAATAGCACAACAGGCAAACTATTGCCGCCTGCTAAAGGTGACACTGGACAAAGCGACTATAAAGTTGAAATGGTTGAACTTTTCAAAGCAGGTAAAATTGCTGATGCACGTAAACTAATTTGCAGTCAGGCTCGTCCAGAGGAAATGGAAGATATATTCCGTTGGATGTATGACAATTTGGATGTGTTTGCAACGGACGAAGACAAACAGGACCAAGCAATATTAATAATCAAACAAGGATTGGTAGATCATTCATTTGTCGCTGATCCAGAAATAAACATGAGTGCTACTTTGGTAAAACTAGCACGACTAACAAAGGAGTAAAATGCCAATAGATATACAAAGAAATTATGACGCCGTAACAGATCCTGCAGGTGCAAAAAAACGTCAGGAAGAATTAGATCAACTACTAAAAGAGTTTTTAGCCAAGGGCGGCAAAATTGAACGTATACCTAACGGTATGACCGGTGAACAGTATCGTGAACTTAAAAAAGGTGCTAAGAAAAAAGTTTCTAAAGCAAAATCTAAAAAATGAAAATCCGATACTATCAAAAAATAGATGGTTGGAGATGGTTAGGATTTTTACTAGCGATGTGCAGTGCATTTTTGCTAAGTGGCGGTAATCCTAACATACAATGGATGGGTTGGGGTATTGCTTGTATATCATGTAGCATATGGATTTACATGGGTTACAAGGACAAAGATATTCCTAGGGCATTAATGGAATTGATGTATCTCTTACTAGCAATTAGAGGTGTATATAATTGGCTTATAAGATAACAACAGATGAGTGGAAAACTTTTTATAAAGAATACATGATTGAGTTTTTAGCACATCCTGATTATAGACTAGGACAGGCTTTTTGTAATAAATTCGAAAATAAAATAGATGATGTTATGGAAAAAACACTTTTACTATTTTACGAAACAAGCAACAAAAAAGCCTGGGAAATAATTAAAAATTATATAGACGGAGAAGTAGATGACCCATTTGGTGGACGATAAGTGTATAAATTGTAAACATACAACCTGTGTATCAGTATGTCCTGTGGACTGTTTTTATGAAGGTCCTAATATGCTGGTAATTAATCCTGAAGAATGTATTGATTGCGGAGTTTGTATTCCTGAATGCCCAGAAGAAGCAATTTATCAGACAGATGATGTAAATGACCCGTGGTTCAAGCACAACGAGTATTTTTCAACCAAAGCAAACTGGCCTAATATAACAGAAGCAAAAGATCCTATGCCGGACTATGAAAAGTTTAGTATGCAGTCGGACAAAACCAAACTTTTCAAGGCTAAAGCCTAACTAGTCTTCGCCGTAGATATCTAGTATTTCTTTTACCGCTTCATGTCTCTCAACATCTCCTTTATCGAACCTACAAACACCAATGTGTTTTAAATCAGTGCGAGATTCTATTTTGTGAGTGAAATCTAACAAACCGTTGTCCTTCATTCTATCTGCTTGTTGTAAGTCACCCGTAACTACCATTCGACTGTGTTCACCGATACGTGTAAGCAACATCTTCATTTGGCTTGGTGTTGCGTTCTGCATCTCGTCTGCAATGATATATGCGTTTTTAAATGTCCTACCCCTCATATAGGCTAGCGGAGATATTTCAATCACCCCCTCTTGTATCATACCGCTGATTTCCTTTGAATGATAGTATTCTGCAAAAACATCAAATATTGGCTTGGTCCATGGCTCCATTTTTTGTTCAAGTGTTCCTGGAAGAAAACCGTGTTTTTCGTCCACGCTTACAGCAGGTCTCGTAATCACGATTTTATCCACTTGTCCTTCTTGAAATGCTTTGATAGCCATTTGTACGCCAATAAGAGTTTTACCAGTACCCGCAGGCCCGATAGCAAATACTATATGCTTCTTAGGATTTTTGAGTGTTTCAAGGTAAGTCTCTTGGTTTAGGTTCCGTGGTAGAACCTCCACCCTTCTTCTTTTATTAGGGAATGGATTAATATATGTTATATTACCCATATTTGAACGCTCCCTAGCACGTTCTTTGCGTTTTGCTCTTGACAAATCGTCCTCCTATTTTTTATGAAGTTATTTGTCCGACTGCAATAGTATTTAAGAGATATAATGTAATATTAACGTATATGTTAATTTTTTATAAGAAACGATTTACGATAAATAAATGTGGAGATAGTAAAATGTACGATATCGTTAAAATTATAGAAAATGTAAAAACCATATATGAATCCAACAATCATATCCGTGTTTTAAAGGATTTTGAGCGTGTTTTAGACGAGTTAGATCTATATGTGTTTGAGAACTGGGCGGAAGGTGAACTTGTAAGCGGTCCTAACGTAAGCAGGCACACTGTAGAGTGCAGTTTTATGTGGCCTAGGGATAAAATGCCTAACCCACAAGCAGGACGTAGACTGCTTGATTATAACTGCAAAGTTACGTATCAAAAGGACTTCCTAGTACAGCCTAGAAAAATTGAATCCACAGATGATTATCGTCCTGGTACTAAAAAAGGTAAATTAGATCAATTGCCAATCTGGATTGTTAACATTGCTATGCCTAAGAGTTTGATGTATGATATGTACAAAGGATATCTAAGAAATGTTGATCAATATATGTTAGATCAAATTGATCAAACAACAACACAACCAGATATTATTCCAGAGACTGAAAATGAAATAGGAGGCGCCGATGAGCCTACAGCCTAATGATTTAAAAAATTACGTTAGTGAAATTTTTACAATAGATTCATACAAAAGCAAAATGGGGCAGGATAAAGAAATTGCTGTTCTAGCATTTGAAGTACAAGACCAAGAACCTGCAAAAGACCTTATGAACTTTATTGAAAAAGGTTATAGTTTTGTATTAGACGCTGATGTAAGCACCGGTGAAAATCGTAGAGGCAAATATGATGTATTTGTTGAAATCGAAAGAAACCGAAGATTACCAGACAGAATAGACGACTTGTTAGAAGAAATTACTAAGTTAACAGGCATCCAAGAATGGCGATTTAGATATTATAAAAATGTAGACAGCCATGCTTTTGACAGAGATGTGATTGAAAACATTGTTCCCCTAAATGGCGATGCATATGATACAATGATTGAAACTTTTAATCAATCTGAACTAGATAGATTTTTCAACAAAGGTGTTACAGAACAAAGATATGTTAAAGAAGATATCATTGAGTTTGGTAGACACGCTTCAGGAAAAATTAGATTGAAGGTTGTTGACGAAGGTACAACTGAAGAAATGATGGCTAAATATTCAGGCGCTATAAAATTAGATGAAACTTCAATGTCAGAAGTTTTATTTTTCACAAAGTTCTTAGGTAATTATAATATACAAAAAATAGAAGATAATATGTTCTTTACAAATGGTACAAGAACAAAAGTTATGAAAAGGATATAACAAATGAGTTTTGATTTTGATTTTACTAAAGCACATCTAGCAGAAATAATTTCAGCAGACGCAGACGATTGGTATGATGCACTTTGCGATCTATTACCAAAATACGGAATAACTACAGAACGCAGAGTAGCACACTTCCTTAGTCAATGTGCTCACGAAAGCGGTGGCTTTGAAAAATTAGAAGAAAATTTAAACTATTCAGCAAAAGCACTTCTTGCTGTGTTTGGTCGTTACTTCGGTGAACCACCAAAGGCTGATGCAGATGAATATGCTCGTAATCCAGAAATGATTGCTAATCGTGTTTACAACGACGAGTATAGAAAATATAAAATGGGCAACACTGAAGAAGGTGATGGCTGGAGATTCCGCGGTCGTGGACTAAAACAATTAACAGGACGTGACAACTATACACGTTTCGGTAAAAGCATTGGCATGACAGCAGAAGAAGCCGCAGAATATGTTGCTACTCCTGCAGGTGCTATTGAAAGTGCTTGCTGGTTCTGGGATACAAACAATCTAAACGATATTGCAGATACAGATGATGTTGTAAAGATGACCAAAAAAATTAATGGCGGTAACATTGGACTTGAAGATCGTCAAAGACGTTATAAGCATGCAATGGAAGTGCTAGGCATGGACGCAGACGATTTAGGTGCAGATGCCGGTGATGTGGTTGACATCGAAGATATTGGTACACTACGCAAAGGTTGTAAGGGCGAAGGTGTTAAGATGATGCAAGAAGCATTAGGCATCGGTGCTGATGGTGTATTTGGTCCTGGTACTGAACGTGCTTTAAAGGAATGGCAAAAAGAAAACGGATTAATTGCCGATGGTATTGCTGGTCCTAAAACTTTAGAGAAACTGCTAGACTAATTTATGAAAACCTGTCAAAATTGTGGAAGAGAACACGAAGGAAAGTTAGTTGAAACTTTTACAGATGGAGACAACAAACCCGTTGAAATAGTAGTTTGCGAACATCCTAGATATAAAACAATGTCCGTAAACGAATTTTGGAGATACCATGTTTAGTTCGATTAGAATTGCTATGATACTTGTGCTACTTGCTGGAGCAGGTGGTGCATTTCTTTATGTAAAAAATTTGCAAAAGAATTTAGAAATAGCAAGAGCAAATGTTGCAAAGATGGAAGTAGCACTAGAAACAAGTGAACAATCTTTAAAACTAGAAAGAGCAGAATCACAAAGATTAGGCGAACTTAATAATAAATTAAGCACTGATTTACAAAAGGCGGAGCAGTACGGAGATGAACTTCGTGCTACTCTACAAAAACATAACTTAACACACTTGGCTAATAAGAAGCCAGGTTTAATTGAAAAGAGGATGCAAGATGCGACAAATAAACTATGGGATGATCTTGAGTCTATTACTAACCCTAATGCTAACAACGGGGTGCAGTCTACTCAGACCGGAACCAAAGATAGTAACAGTAACTAACACAGTTAAGACTACAGTTCCTATCGTTGCACAACCAAAAGCAGTTCAATTGAACGATGTTAAGATCTATGTGGTCTCAAAAGAGAACTACGAAGAATTTGTAAAAGAATTTGAAGCAAAAAACGGTGCTGATGCTTATATCGCTATCAGTGTTAAAGACTACGAAAATCTATCATTGAACTTTGCTGAACTAAGACGTTACATAGAACAACAAAAACAAATTATAATTTACTATGAAAACGCGGTCAAACCGGACGTTGCAGGACAATCAAAAGATTAGTAATCATATGTTTATACTTGGTTCCTTCTTGCACCATAGTATCTAACCCTACTTCCCCGCACGATCTAGCAGATCCATATATTGGATTACATGAGCGTAGAGATCACACTGAATTAACAGAGTTATTACAGATAGATCCAGTAAGCACAGAATGGTGTGCGGCTTTTGTTAATGCTATACTTTCGCTAAACGGAATTCCTAATCTAAACACAATTAATCATCCCCATCCACTAACTGCTAGAGCATTTTTTGATTGGGGACAACCCATATCCAAAGAAGATATACAACCTGGTGATTTGGTAATATTTCCCAGGGGGTCCGAAGGTTGGCAAGGACACGTGGGGTTCTTTGTTGGTGCAACGGACACTAAATGGATTATATTAGGTGGAAATCAAGACAACACAGTTAATTATAAACTGTACAATCCACGAACAGCGATTGGAATTAGACGCTGGGTTGAATAAATACTCATATAACAAGGAGCGAAGTTATGTGGGAAATGATAGAAAGAATGGTAAATGATAGACTGTGGATTTACACAGCAATCGTAGGTTCTTTGCTAGGAGCGGCATTTTTATTCTGGTTCAAAGATACTAGAATGGCAACTTGGGGAGTTAAGAAGTTTGATGCCTTCTTAGAATATCTAGCAATACGTTGGGGGTGGACTTGGTTACAAAACGATCCAAATGCTTGGCGTGTAAAGTATCCCAAAATAACTTCAAAAATAGATGAGTTAGAGGCTCGTCTTGAAAAATTAGAGGGGAAATCTAAATGAGCGAAGAACTAAAGAAAACAGTAACAGTCGACGAATGTGTTGCCAAATCAGTTGATGCTAACGGTGATGGACACATATCCAAAGAAGAATACGAAATGGAATTACATTTCAGACGTAAAGCATTAGAAGATGCTGATGCTCGTCGTGATGCTATGCGACAAATGACTTGGTTCTCTTTGGCAGGTATGCTATTATACCCATTTACAATTTTAATTACATCATTGTTAGGTTACGACAAGGCGGCAACAATTATTGGAGACATTGCTCCAACATACTTTGTTGCTATCGCTGGTTTGGTTGCGGCTTACTTTGGTGCAAACGCATACGCTGATAAGAAGCCTACCAAATAAACACTTGACAGTTGGTGCTAAATCGCTTATAATGTAAGCATGGATTACTATGAAATACTAGGTGTCAATCGTACCGCTTCTGAGAAAGAAATTAAAACCGCATTTAGAAAACTTGCGGCAAAGCATCATCCTGACAAGGGTGGTGACACAAAGAAATTTGTTGAAATCAAAGAAGCGTACGAAGTTTTAAGCGATTCTGAAAAACGTGCTATGTATGATCAATATGGCACGGTTGATCCACAACAGGCAAGATATCAACAACAGGGATTTAGTTATAATCCAAATATGCAAGGGTTTGATGATATTTTTGAAAGTTTTTTTGGTGGTAGTGGATTTTCTCCTTTTGGTACTAGAGAACGTAGACAACAAAAAAATAAAACTCTTAATATAAATTACACAATCACATTGCAGGAAGCATACACAGGCAAACAACTTTATTTAGAAATACCTTTGCCTAGTGGTAATAAAAGAACAATTGACACGAGAATTCCGGCGGGTATAGAAAGTGGACAAACTGTTAGAGTTCAGGGCATGGGTGATGACTCTATAAGTCATTTACCTCCGGGTGATTTAATGATTACTATTAAAGTAAAAAATGATACAGAATTTAAACGTGATGGTTGCGACTTGTACAAAGATATTCATGTTTCTGTATATGATTTAATCCTTGGTCGTAAAGTTGAAATTGACACCCTAGATAAAAAATTTATTTTAAATATTCACCCAGGAACACAACCAAATACCACATTTAGTATGCGTGGACACGGAATGCCAATAGTGAACGCCTCGGGTGTAGGAACATTATACATAACAGTAAAGGGATTGGTTCCTAAAAACATTAATGATAATCACAGAGACCTAATTGAGCGAGCAAGGATCTTGACAAACACAAGAAAGGATGTATAAGTATATAATATGTTAGAAATTGTAAAATACCCAGCAGATATTTTAGATAGGCCAATGCCTAGATTTGATTTTGAAAATCCTATTATGGATCCAAAAGAACTAAAGCAAAAAATGCTCGAAGCACAATTTGCAGGAAATGGAATTGGATTAAGTGCCTGTCAAGTAGGCATTGAAACCGCCGCATTTACTATGGGCAGTGAAGTTTACAAAGACAAAGCGGCCATCTTTATAAATCCTGTTGTGCTCGAAACTAGTCCTGAAAGTATTTTAGACTGGGAAGGCTGTTTGAGTTTTCCAGGTATATTTGTAAAAATTAACAGACCAACTTGGGTAGTAGCAGAATTTTTTGACGAAAATGGTGAAAAGCAGGTAGGAAGAATTGAAGGCTATGACGCCCGTTGCTATTTGCATGAATGTGATCATCTAAATGGAATCGTTTATAAAGACCGTGTTTCAAAAATGAAATGGGATATGGCTATCAAACGTGCAGAAAAACAAAATAAAAGAGGATTAGTTAATGCTTGAACCTAATGAACATCTAGAAGGTATTTTTGAAGAAGCAATTAAACATGCCCAACAAGCCAAGCACGAATATGTAACGCTTGAGCATTTTGCTATGTCTTTGGTATGTGATGCTAATTTTACAAAAACGCTTGAAGAATTTGGTTGCGATATAGATAAAATTAGAAAAGAACTTTTAGAGTTTATTGGTACAAAACTAAATGATATTGTAGATCTTAAATTCAAAGGCAGACCAAAGAAAACACAAGCACTTGAAAGAACACTTAATCGTGCTTTCACACAAACATTGTTTGGTGGTAGAACAACCATTGAACCCACAGATGTTTTTTTATCTCTGTTAAAAGAAAAGAAATCATTCGCTAGTTATGTTTTTAAGAAGTATGGTGTTGATCACGAACAGTTTAGCAACTTTGTACAAACCGAACAGATAGTAGGTGAAGCGGCTAGTGAACAGTATAATACTGGTCAGTTAGAAAAAATTATTTCAGCATTTTGCACTAACCTTTCCATTAAGGCAAAAAGAGGCAAGATTGATCCTGTGATCGGTCGTGCTAAAGAAATAGAAGAAACTGTGCTTATCCTTGCACGTAGACAAAAAGCAAATGTAATGTTGGTTGGTGATCCTGGCGTAGGTAAAACTGCTATCGCCGAAGGACTTGCGGTTGAAATCGCAAATGATAATGTACCAGAGTTCATCAAGGGTAGCACAGTTTATTCATTGGACATTGGTGCTCTAGTAGCAGGTTCAAAATACAGAGGTGATTTTGAAGAACGTCTTAAAATGGTTATTCACGCACTAGAGAAAAAAGAAAAAGCAATTTTGTTTATTGATGAAGCACACATGATGAATGGTGCGGGTGCGGGTGGAAGTGGTCAATCAAATGATATGGCTAATATGCTTAAACCTGCTCTAGGTAAAGGTACTATTAAAGTTGTTGCTTCTACTACTTGGGAAGAGTATCGCAAACACTTTGAAAAGGATCGTGCTTTAATGAGACGTTTCCAACGTGTTACTGTAGATGAACCAAATGCAGAAACAACCGTTGATATTCTTCACGGACTTAAAAAATATTATGAAGAACACCACGGTGTTACAATTACTGATAAAGCAATTGAAGGTGCTGTTAAGTATTCAGAAAAATATATGGCAGATAAGAAGTTGCCAGATAAAGCAATTGATATTATTGATAGAGCGGGTGCTAGATTTAAAGTTAAAGATCTTAAAAACGGCATAGTCGATCACGACGAGGTTGTCTTTGAGGTGTCTAAAATGACTAACTTACCATTGGAGCAAATTGCCGCAAAAGAAACAGAGACACTGAAAGACCTCGAAGGTGGAATGAAAACACGTGTATTTGGTCAGGATGAAGCAATTGATACACTGTTAGATAAAATTTTTATTGCACAGGCTGGATTAAAATCATTGAACAGACCAGTTGGTAGTTTCTTATTTGTAGGACCAACAGGTTGCGGTAAGACAGAAACAGCAAAAGTACTTGCTGAAGAAATGGGTGTTGAACTTGTGCGTTTTGATATGAGTGAATATCAAGAAAAACACAGTGTTGCTAAATTTATTGGTGCACCTCCGGGTTATGTAGGATTTGAAGATGATGCAGGACAGTTAATTACAAAACTGCAAGAACATCCTAACTGTATATTGTTGCTAGACGAAATTGAAAAAGCACACAGAGACGTTGCTAATGTATTGCTTGGACTTATGGATAACGGTTTTGTTACAGGTTCAAATGGCAAAAAAGCAGATGCTCGTAACGCTATTGTAATTATGACCAGTAACTTAGGTGCTAGAGAGATGGAGAAAAACGGTATTGGATTCGGCGACATGGATCGTTCGGGTGAAGATGATAATGCTGTAAGTGATTTCTTTGCTCCAGAATTCCGTAATAGATTAGACGGAATAATTAAGTTTGACAAACTAGAAAAATCTACAATGAGCATGATCGTTGACAAATTTATTAAAGAAGTTAACGATATGATCGCAGACAAAGGTATCTTTATTGTATTAACTGATGCTGTAAGAGCATTTTTGATCAAAAAAGGTTTCAATCGTAAAATGGGTGCAAGACCATTGATGCGTGTAATTGATGAACAAATTAAAAAGCCTATGTCACGTGAAGTATTGTTTGGTAAACTTGTAGCGGGAGGACACGTTACTGTTGATCTAGTTGATGATAAGATCACACTAGATATCAAAGAGTTTATGCCAGCAAAGAAGGACAAGGAAGTTGAAGACACAACACACGAGTAAACTATTCTTTAAACGTTTCAAATATAAAGCAGTAGTTACAACTCCACAAACTAGTTTTATTAGATATGCCAGCAGAAGAGATATTGAAAGTCTTTTCCAAGCAGAATCGCTAGAACAATGGTACAGGCCTTTTGATAAGTTATCCTATGGATACAGCACATTAAGCGTTGACTCGTTGAATGATCATAGATCAAAAACTCGTAAAAGTGTTTGGGCCAACAGATTTACTCTATATAAACTTTTTATTTGGATAAACAATAATTATTTGCCTAAAGAAAGTAAAATTAGAAACGAGGGTGATAAACTTGCTTTTTTTACCAACAATAAAGAAATTTGGCTAAATTTTTGCACTGAGTTTAAAAATGAAATAACAGAATTAGTTTGGCCAAAAGATGAGATACAAAATCAATACTTTGATGAGTATCCAAACAATATAATTTGCAAACAGTTACCCTATGGAAAATACAGATATAAAATTAATCTTAAAGGTACTGTGACAAAAAATGAAGGGTTTGCAGACTGGATAAAAAACTATAATGGCGAAATTAAGGCATCGGATAACCTACTAACAGGCATAAAAAGAGGATATTATTACTCGGATGGCAAATTTTTATACTCGACAAATTCAGAAATGATGCTATTATTACAAATGTATCTAGGCGATACCATACAAAACGTACAACAATATATAACAGAGGATGAACTATATGAACAACATAAATCTAATTAAAGAAATGATCAAACGCAAAATAATTACACAGGGGACCACTATTAATGCAACCGTATCTGCTAATGGTATTGGAGGACAGGTAGTAAGGGTACCAAAAAATGTAAGTGTTACTATTGCGGACGAAAATGGTGTTGTTGCATGGGAAAGAGATTACGCAGGTAGAGATCATTCATTTAATGTTAAATTAAGCGAAATACACGATATAGAAGGCATGGATATACCTAGAATTGCCAAAGCCTATAAAATTAAAATTTAATAAATAACAGTATGCCAGCAAACAGTACGACATTACAATTTATAGATAGAGACGGTACAGCGATTTCCGCCGTTACCCAATCACCTGAAGCGGACAGCACACTTACAGTTCTAACTACTGATAAAGTAAAAGGTGATGGTTATTACAAAGGTGGAGACGGTTTACATACCGTACACTATGCTATTACTGATTTTTCAGGGACGATCAAAATGCAGGCTTCGTTAGCCACTTCGCCTGCGTCAGCAGATTGGTTTGATATCGCAGGTACAACTTACACAACCAGTCCTGATACAGATACTGATTTTGTTGCTAATTTCACAGGTAACTTTGTTTGGTTACGTGCTATTGCAACTTATACCAATGGAAGAATTAATTCAATTAAGGTAAATTACTAATGAACGAACATTTTGTCAGAATGATTTTTACTGAAGAACAAGACAAAGATTTTATTAAAACTTTTGCTGGTGCTGTCGCACACACCATTGATAACCATCTTAAAGAAGATAACGATGGTATTATTTTTGAAAGTTATCAAACCACAGAAGGCCACTATGTTTATGAAGTTGGACTACATCAGGAATTAGATGATAACACAGCAGAAGAAATGGCTAACACTATTGCGAAAGCCATTCCCGGTGAATATGAAATTGAAGTATCCGGTGCCGGATATACTAGTCACTAACTTTTAAATAATTTACAACTGTATCTTTACAATCATAAAATGAACTATACGCTTGACGTTTTACCTTAAACGTAATTGTGTATTTTTCGCCTTCACGTAATACACCAACTGTTGCCCACTGATTGATTGCTTTCTGAGAAAAGTGAGTGATCAAATCACCTTCACTAATAAACGTATACACGTAAAAATCACGGCTACGAATGTAACGTGCTTCGTGCAGTGTAGCACTAACCGTATATTTTTCACCAATTGTTCCAACCCATTGTGAATTGCGAATCTCATCAACGAATAAATTACGTGCCATTTCTGCCTCGTAAAGTGAAGGTAACGGAGCAAGAATGCCGAGATCACGAATGTCCACCCAATCTTTTGTAATAACCTTATACACACTTTGAGAAAAGTCTGTTGCTGTATTACTCATCACTTTGAATACCAAACCTTGATAATGGGTGTAGATATCTTCAACCATATCATTGCATTTTGGATCAATGTAAATGCTATCCTGTTTGAACATTTCACGCATTAGATGTTTGTTGCCTTTAACGGTGATACGTTCTGTAGGACCTTCATCTGTTTCAACATATTCATATTGATCTTCACGATGATACTTGCCGTTTTTTACATAAGCCTGTACAGCAAGATTAAGTGCGTCTTTGATCCAAAGTGTCTTGGTGTTAAAGTTTGGTTTGGGTTTCATTTGTTTTTCCTTTTTCCTAACTATGTGTATAGTATAGTTGGTTTTACCACTCTTGTCAACCACTTTTGGTAAAAAATATTCTTGCTTTTATATGCACTCTATAGTATATTATATTATTATGTTTAAATTTATTAGACACTTTATAAACAATAATCATAACAAGGAGAAAAAAATGGCTAGAACTAAACAATATGTTGTTTACACTAGAGAGTTCTCAAAAGGAAACGTAAATTCAAAAATTGGCGTATTCGTAGATGAGGCAAACAAATTCATCGTTAACGGTCAAGTTAATGGTGGTGCGATCAAATTCGCTAATTTAAAAATGAGCAGACCTACTGCTACTAAAAGATTAGTAGATGCTGGTTATGATTTCAATGTAAGAGTACTAGGCACATCAAGCCTTCAAGGTGCTTTAGCAATGAAAGAACAGTTAATTGACTTGTTGTCAGCAACAAACAAAACTGTTATTAACGAAGCCGCGTAAATCGGATAAACAGAGTGGCGTTTCGACGCCACTTTGGTAAATTTACTACTAGACTTTTTTCAAGATATATCGTATTATAATAGAGTGAATGCAAGAAATCGTTCTGCATTTAAAACTAGGAGAAAATGATGACAATTCAATCAAAAGTACTTAACGCTCTGACATCGGGTCAGACACTTACTGCAAAGCAGATCAAATCACGATTTGGTGCTGGAAACCCTGCGGCAGTTATTCAAGCACTACGCTTTTCAGGTTTCCCAATTTACCTAAACTCACACAAAGATACAAAGGGTCGTGTTACTCAAAAGTATCGTTTAGGTACACCAAGCCGTAAGGTGATTGCGGCAGGTTACAAAGCACTTGCTTCTAAAGTAGCCTAAGTTTAATCACGCTGAAAGACCCCTACGGGGGTCTTTCTAATTTATAAAGGACCATTCATGTCGCAATACAAAACACATATTCCAGAGAAGATCACGGTTACCTGCACAGACAATGATAAAAAGCACGAAGCATATCTAGATAGGTATTCAGAAGGAAAATTTATGGATGTAATCATTAATACAGTACGTGTAAAGTTGGTTAAAGAAGGTCGTGTATACGTAGGACATATGGCTGGACTTGAATTTACAGCAACAGATCCCGAAATTCAGCACATCAAACAGGGACGCTAAAAGGTTCTATCCGTAATAAATACTCACATAGGAGAGTATATTATGGATTTTAGAGATATCATAAACAAATTAGATTCAATTAGTTCTGAGGCAAAAAAAGAGCCAGAAAGACTTTCATTTGCAGATGCAATCAAGCACGTAGATGATATAACATTTACACCGCCAATGGCCAGCGGTATTAAGCACAGCAGTGCTAACAATATGAAATTTGCAGGCCAAGATGTTAATGACCCAAAGGTCAAATACGAACTTTTCCTAGATGAACTTAAAAACTCTCCAGCAAGACTACTAGGGGAAATTGCATCTAGAATCAAACCATCCAGTGACGCACAAATGGATCTAAGCGGACACATTGGTAGACTTTCCGAAAAAATTGCTACAAGCAGTGCTAACAGCCTTGGTATCCTAAACAAGGAAGAAAAAGACTTGGCAATTGCCGCAGTTAAAAAGGCACTTCGTGGAATGACCCTTGAAAAAGATCCGGATCAAAGCAAATATGATGACGATGCAGATGACGAAATGGAATCTGTAGGTGAAGAGAAAAAAGCAAAGCCTGACTTTCTTGATATGGACAAAGATGGCAATAAAAAAGAGCCTATGAAGAAAGCAATCAAAGACAAAGAAAAAGCAAAAAAAGAATCAACAGAAGAAACTTGGTTTCAAGGTATGAGTGATGTTATACTAAATGGTGATGCTTTTTATGAGTCATTTGGTTGGGTAGGATATGATCAAGAAAATATTGAAGAAGCAGAATATCAAGGACGCACAGTTAAGTTAAACAAACCAATGCGTGGTGATGTTAAAAAATTTAAAGTATATGTTAAGAATCCAAAAGGTAACACAGTTAAAGTAAACTTTGGTGATCCTGACATGAAGATCAAAGCATATGATGCAGATCGAAGACGTTCTTTCCGTGCAAGACATAACTGTGATAGTCCTGGTCCAAAGCACAAAGCACGTTATTGGTCTTGTAAAAAATGGTAAAGACAGATGTTATTAAAAGAACTTTTCGATCAAAAAAAATCCAGCACACCAAGATATGATCTAGTAGATGATATTACCTTTTTCATTGACAACGAAGATGAATTGCACAAGGAATATTTTTTACCGGCTGTTAGAGAACTTAAAAGAAAAAAGATCGTAGATAGAAACAGCATTGCTGAAATTGCTCCCGCCTTTGATAAATTAGTTGAAAAAGGTTGTGCTATGTACAATGAAAAATACAAGCCTGAGGGCAAAACAGAAGAAATTTTTTCCAAACAATTAATGGCAGACATAGCAAACAAACTTGCTGAAAAACATTTAGACTATATCAAAGACGGCGAATACGATCCTAAGGAGGCATAATGCTACTTAAAGAATTGCTGGAGGCACAACCTAAAAAGACAGCAGTGGTTGCTTGGGGTAGAATGAATCCTCCAACTATTGGACATCAAAAAGTAATTGATGTTGTAAAGCAGTACGCCCAAAAATTTCTCGGCGATCCTATTTTATTTTTAAGCAAGTCACAAAAGCCAAAAACTGATCCACTTTCTTTCGCAGAAAAATTACATTTCGCAGGAGAAATGTTTAATATAAAAGTTGATAGAAACACTTCTGTAAAAACAATTATTCAAATGTTTCAGCAACTGCAAGGACAAGGATATGATAATGTTGTTCTTGTTGCAGGCAGTGATAGGGTTCAACAGTATCAAGATTTAATTAACAAATACAATAATAAACCAGATACCAAAGGTGAGATACCTTTTAAATTTGCTAACGCAAAAGTTGTAAGCAGTGGTGAGCGTGATCCTGATGAAGAAGGTGTTGCAGGCATGAGTGCTAGTAAACTCAGAGCATTTGCCGCTGATGGTGACTTTGAAAGTTTTAAACAAGGTGTTCCTGGTAACGAAACATTAGCAAAACAGATGTATAATAGAGTGCGTCAGGGTATGGGAATTCAAGACACACAAGAAGCCGCAGGTGTTGGCATTATAACAAAACAAAATACTACCAAAGATGTTAACAAAGGTACCTTAAAGAAAATGCTTAAAGGTTACAAGTTAATATGACCTTAGACGAATTAAAAAAACTAGCAGGGGTTGACATTGTACGCAATGATAATATACAATCATTAGAAAATATGTCACATACTGCACAAGCACTTAAAGATAAAGAACGCAAACTAGGACTTAAACCTGGAGATGCAGATTGGTTCAAATTATGGTTCAGTCGCCCATACTTGAGTGGACCCGTGCAGTTTAGAGGACGCAAGAAATGAGAATTTATGAATTCGAAAGCAAAGTAAAATCAGAAGTATACATCGACATGGATGGCGTTCTTGTTGATTTTTTTGATGCTTGGGCAAAACTAATGGGCGAAAAAAGTTTTCGCGATATCAAAGATGTTGACAAAGGACTACAAGCAATTCGCGATGAAGATGATTTTTGGTTAAAACTAAAACCTACTCCTAACGCAGGAAAATTATTGGCTTTGGTACGTGAACTAAAAGGCAGTTACACTATACTAAGTTCACCATTGGCAGATGATCCTAGATCAGAACCACACAAGAGAATGTGGGTTGAAAAGAATCTCAAACAGTTTCCACCTAAGCAAGTAATCATCACAGGAAACAAAGCCAAATATGCACAGCAAAGTGATGGTACTCCGAACATTCTTATTGATGACTTTGGTCAAAACATACAAAAATGGGAAGCCGAGGGAGGTATTGGTGTTAAACACAAAGACCATAAATTTGAAAGAACTCTACAAAGTCTAATGCAACATTTAAGCAAAGACGAAAAAGTTAAAGAAGATCAACTAAACGAAATTGCATGGGTTATTCCTGCTATTGTTGGTGCATTAAGATTAGGTGCTCCTATTGTAAAAAAATTAATAACTTCAAACGGTGCTAAACAAGTTGCTAAAACAGTTGCCAGAGGTGCCGGAAAAGGTGCAGAGATTGTGGTAAAAAACCCAGGTAAGGCTTTGCTCGGATATGGTGCTTACGAAACTTTCAAAACATTAGAAGCATTTATGGAATGGTTAGAACAATTAGACATTGTTGGACTAGCCAAAGATATTGCTTTAGCACTCGGCAAAGTTGTTGTTAAGTATGGTATTCCTATTGCGGTTGTTATTGCTGTGTTGTTAGGAGGTTGGAAGTTAATTAAAACTCTTACCGGTACTGACGATCAAAGAGCATTTTAATATGAGAGCAGTAGAATTTCTTTATGAAGTTGCTGAACTTGCAGAAAACTTTGCTGATGGTAAAGTAAAAGGCAAAAGCAGACCAGGGCGTGTAAAACGTGCAGGTGCTAGTTGCAAAGGATCTGTTACAGATCTGCGTAAACGTGCCAAAAACGCCAGTGGCGAAAAGGCTAAAATGTATCATTGGTGTGCTAATATGAAATCAGGTAGGAATAAATAGGTATATGCGTATTAAAGATTTTACAGAAGCAAAAAAAGATCCAGTTATTAAAGCACGTGATCCTAACTGGCGTGATATGGAAGCATTGCGTAAAAGCGGTGCGGCAGGTTCACATGGTGATAAGACCAAGACCATTCCACGCAAAGAAAAATACAAAAAGATTCCAACAACAGAAGGCGAACTTGCTGTTTCAAGAACTAATATGGCTGATACCTTAGGTACTGCTATGACTGATCTTGTTTTTAAATCTAAAAATAATCCAGAAGTAATTGCCACAATACAAAAACTTTACAAAATGGCTACTGGAAATGAAATTGATTATGATGAAACAAGAGATAGATTTATTATGCACGTTCCACCTAAATCAATTAAAATTGCTCCTAAAAGAGAATCAAGCGATATTTTTAAAGCATTAGAACAAATAGAAGAAACTGCAACAGCAGGATCAACAAGTGCTGGTAATATTGCAACAGTTGCTAACCCACATATTGCTATTGGTGATAAGAAAACACGTAAAAAATATGGACTAATGGGAGGATTGCCTAATCCACCTAAAGCCAAAGCACAAAAACCAACCGATAATGCCCTTGATATGAAGGGAACTTCTATCTTCGGCGGACCATTAAAACGATAAATACTCGTATAATATAGTTAACTTATTATAGGAGCAATCGATGATTAACGAAGACAAGTATGATGAGCCAGCATCTAGTTATGAAGCAGAAATGCTGGACAATCAAATAGCATTTATCAAATATGCGGCTGACGAAATTAGAGATCACGTACACAATGGTGGCGTGTTTCCAGAATGGTTCCAGAACAAATTTAGTGGTGTACACGAACAATTAAAAACACTTCACGCATACATGGAAGGTGAGCGTCAACAAGAAGCAGAACGCAAACGCATGATGAGCATGAAGGATATGAAAGATGATTATTTTGAATCACTAGAACAAAAACTTAACGAGTCTAAAGGTATTTGCAAAGAATGTGGTAAACCAAGTTATACTACATTGCCTGAAGAAAAGCAAAAAGGTGTTGACGGTAAAGTATGCTGGAAAGGCTACAAGCGTATGGGCACCAAGAAAAAAGGCGGCAAGACAGTAGACAACTGTGTTAAGATGTAATGAGATATTATGAAGTTATCGGTGAGACCTGGAGTAAGAAATATAAAAGAAGCATCGACTGCTCGAATCCAAAGGGTTTCTCTCAAAAAGCACATTGTGCAGGACGTAAAAAAAGAAAAGGAGGAGGAAAGACGAAATCAAAAAGTGTTTCCTAAATAAGTATGGCAGATTTACATAATATTCTTTCTAAATTTAACGAACTCGGTATTAAAAACAAAGGATTAGTTCCAGATGATCCTACACAACAAGGTGCCGCGATCAAAGAACAATATGGTAACAAACAAGAAATAGATTCTAATACCCATGCACGTATGGTAACAGAAAGTGTGCAAGGTAAACATATTCCCGGAGTTAGTGATACAAGTGCAAGCGATTTTGCCGCACTAGCAGGTGTAGGTAAACCACAACAACGTCCACAACCAGCAAATCCAAATCCTAATATATCAATAGCACCTACACAAACCGTGGACAAATGGGCAGAAGTTGATTCTAGATTAAACAACATTGAAACTAAACTTAACACTATTTTTGAAAGTATTCAAAAACTAACAGAAATTAGCGATGAAGATTATCGTGCTAAACGTAAAGCACTACAGGATATTCAAGCAGATCCTAATACATCAAAGGATCCAGATTTGAAAAAAGAATTAATAAGAAGAAAAGCACAATTAGAAAAAGAACGTGCAACAACAACAAAGGAATCACTAGAACGCGGTTTCGCAAGTTTTTTAAAAGAACTGGAGGGTAAGTAAATGCAAGATTGTAAATGTGAAAAATGTGGCCACGAACATCACTGTGGTAAAGAATGTGAATCATGTGCTAATGATGTTTGTGTGAAATGTGAATGTAAGCACTGTTCAGATGAAGATTAAAGAAATTGTAGATTATTTTTATGGATTAGATCCAGCACACTTATCTTATACACACAAGGTAGGTGACATATACGGTAAGAAAAACCTTAAAGTTCCACACGCTAAATTACACAGAAAAAACAAGAGGAAAAAATGAGTACACTTGTTATAACCACCTTTTCTGAGGATGGTTATCATCTATACGGCAAACGTATGATTGACACATGGTGTAGATATTGGCCTGCTGATTACACCCTAAGATTATACGTTGAACACAATTTAGTCGTTGATGATCCCAGAGTTGAAATAGTTAACTTGCACGATGCAAGCAAGGCATTGGTTGATTTTAAAACAAGATACTATGAACAAGCAAAAAATACAAAAGATAAGAAAAAAAGAAATAAGATATTAAAAACCATAAAATGGTGCCATAAGGTTTATGCAATAGAACACGCACTAAACAGTGATCATGATCATTTAATATTTTTAGATGCTGATACATATACTAGAACTAAGGTACCATCAGGACAATTAGAAACTTTAGTAGGACCTAATTTGTTTGCAGTGCATTTTGAACATTTGCAGGGAATGCCGCATTATGAAACAGGTTTAATTATTTTTAATAAAAAACACAATCAAATACAAGATCTAAAAGAAAATTTAACCAGTGCATATAACACTGGCGAGATTTTTCAATTGCCTAAAAGTTGGGATGGATTTTGGTTTGCAGAACTACACGCAAGACGCAAATATTCAGTGCTAGATCTTGCAGGCGGACGTAGAACAGGAGTATTTACAAATCCTAAAGTGCGTGATATACTTGTGCATGAAGCAGGTAAACGCAAGTATCAAGGAACCAATTACAATAAATACACTGGAAAAGCAAAACAAAAGGAACTTTATGGCATTTCTAGTACATAATCTATCCCCAGTTGAAGTTTACGTTAAAAAAGAATACCTATACGATCTAGAAAAAGGTCATGGAGAACTTACTCCTGGTATGTGGATCAGTGTCAAAAGTATCGAGGGCAGGGCATTTTATTTTGAAACCTTGCTAACTGAATATGGTGCATTGTATGATAAACTTCCTATAAGTGCTTTTGTGTGGAAAAAGGATTTTAATCCTGATGATCAACTTCCATTAGATACTCTTCAGATATGGGATTGCTTTGACTATGACATTACCGTGATACGCAAACCAATTTTAGGTGATTGTGAATTTTTCGGTAAAGATAAAAAAATGCACAAAGGTGAATATTTGTTTACCATTGATAGTTGTCATAGAGATAGAAATTATCTCAATCAAAATCTCAGCGAGCATGATCCTGAACATAAAACATTTAATATTATCAAACTAGATAATGGACAATTTGCCGCACAACCAAACAACAGAATAGTTTGGACTGATCAAAGTTTGGTTCCTAACAATAGGAAAATGCCAGACTTCAAAGTATGTACACAAAATTATACTGTGGAAAATACACCAAAGTGGAGTGTAGGACATACTGATGAATGGCAATATAAAGCCAAAGACGAAGAATAAGTCTTGACTTCTTGCATAAATCTATATACAATATAAAAATTAATAACACAGGAGTATCATATGAGTGATAGAACTTTTGGCGCTGAAGAAAAAGCCAAATTGGTCCAAATTGTAAACGAAGGTGTAACTGTACTAACTGAAGTACAAGACCTACAAGAAGGATTACGAGATACTGTGAAAGCAGTAGCAGAAGAACTAGATATCAAACCAGCACTAATTAACAAGGCAATTAAGATTGCACAAAAAGGTGAATGGCAAAAAGCAGTTGATGAGTTTGAAGACTTAGAAACAATCATTGTTACCACAGGCAAGGACAAAGTATAATTGCAAGGCATTAAAAACTTTTGGTCAAACTCTTACAAGAGTGATAAAACCGCATTTTGTTTCGAACTAATCAGTTTTATTTTTACAGTAGGTGCAAGTTTGACTTTGGCAATAAACGCAAGAGATCCAAATATGCTTATTGTGTATCCTGGATTTTTTATCGGTAGTATCACACAATGCTATGCTTCATATCGCAGAGGAGCGGCATGGGTGATGATGCTTACATTTTATTTCAGTTTGGTAAATGTATTTGGTTTCGGCGTTGCATCGAATTGGTGGTAAAATATTAATTTAGGCTTGTTTTTTTTAGGCAGTGAAAGTATAATAGTAAATAATGTTGAAGAAGGTCAGTCGGCCATAAACGACATTTTGGTATTTGCCAGCCGCAAGTGGCATTTATAGGAGAACAATTTGAGTTACGTAGATGCACTCTGGGATCGTGACAAGGATATAATCAAGGTCGTAGAGAGAAACAAAAAAGGCGAAAGAGAATTTCGCGAATTCCCCGCAAGGTATGTATTCTATTATGGCGATGGAAAAGGCAAACAACGTAGCACCTTTGGTGATCCTGTAAGTCGTGTTGTTTGTAAAAGTTGGAAAGACTTTCTCAAAGAACAAAAAATCAACAAGCATCGTGGTTTGTATGAAGCGGATATTAATCCTGTTTACAGACTACTTGAAGAAAACTATCTTGGACAAGACGCACCAAATCTTAATGTAGCGTTTTTCGATATTGAGGTTGACTTTGATCCAGAACGTGGATACAGTTCACCTGAAGATCCATTTACTGCCATTACTGCTATCACAGTACACTTACAGTGGCTTGACAGCCTTATCACACTAGCACTACCGCCTAAAACACTAACAATGGAACAGGCAAAGGAAGAGTGTAAAGATTTCCCTAACACATATCTGTTTGAAACCGAAGCAGAAATGCTTGACACGTTTTTGGATCTAATCAAAGACGCAGATATTTTAAGTGGTTGGAACAGTGAAGGTTATGATATTCCATATACTGTTAACCGTGTTACCCGTGTATTATCTAAAGAAGATACTAGACGTTTTTGTTTGTGGGATCAATATCCAAAGAAAAGGACATTTGAAAAATATGGACGTGAACAAGAAACCTATGACTTGGTGGGACGCCAACACTTGGATAGCCTCGAATTATACCGCAAATATACATACGAAGAAAGACATACCTATCGATTGGATGCGATCGGAGAAATGGAAGTTGGAGAAACAAAGACTATCTATGAAGGAACTTTGGACCAACTGTACAACAACGATTTCAAAACATTCATAGAATATAACAGACAAGACGTTGCACTACTTGATAAACTAGATAAAAAACTACGTTTCATTGACCTAGCCAACGAACTTGCTCATGCTAACACGGTTCTATTACCAACAACAATGGGTGCTGTGGCAGTTACCGAACAGGCAATTATTAATGAAGCACACAGACGTGGTTATGTTGTTCCTAATAGGGTACACAGAGAACCAGGCTCTGCACAAGCGGCGGGTGCTTATGTTGCATATCCTAAAAAAGGACTACATGACTGGATTGGTTCAATGGACTTGAATTCACTGTATCCTTCAGTTATTAGAGCATTGAACATGGATCCAGCAACAGTGGTAGGCCAACTGCGACAAAATCATACAGAATCCTATCTTGAAGAACAGATACATTTAAAGAAAAAATCATTTGCGGCGGCATGGGAAGGTAAGTTTGGTAGCCTTGAATATGATTATGTAATGGAACAACGCAAGGACATCCAAATTCACATTGATTGGGAAAATGGTGAAAGTGATAGTTTAAGTGCCGCAGAAGTACATAGATTAATATTTGAAAGCAATCAACCATGGATGTTGAGTGCTAATGGTACAATTTTTACAACTGAATATGAAGGTATTATTCCCGGACTACTAAAGAGGTGGTATGCTGAACGTAAAGAAATGCAAGCCAAGAAAACTGCTTCGCAAGACGCAGGAAATAAAATCGAAACTGCTTTTTGGGATAAAAGGCAGTTGGTTAAAAAGATTAATCTTAACAGTTTGTATGGCGCTATTCTTAATCCCGGTTGTAGATTCTTTGATCACCGTATTGGTCAGTCCACTACACTAACAGGTCGTGCTATTGCAAAACACATGAGTGCAAAGGTAAATGAAATTATTACTGGCGAATATGATCATGTAGGAAAAGCAATTATATACGGTGACACTGACTCTGTTTACTTTAGTGCATACACTAGCCTACGAGCAGAAATTCAAAAGGGAGACATTCCGTGGACCAAAGAAAGTGTTGTACAACTGTATGATCAAATCTGCGAAGAGGCGAATACAACATTTCCGAAGTTTATGGCTGATGCTTTTCACTGTCCAAAAAGCAGGGGAGAAGTTATTGCCGCAGGTAGAGAAATTGTTGCTGAAAAAGGTTTATACATTACAAAGAAACGTTATGCGGCATTGATCTATGACAACGAAGGTTTTAGGACTGACGTAGATGGCAAACCAGGCAAAGTAAAAGCAATGGGTCTTGATTTGAAACGTTCAGATACTCCTGTGTTTATGCAGGACTTTTTAAGCGAAGTGCTGTTAGCAGTACTGACAGGTGCCCAAGAAGATCATGTTTTAGAAATGATTACAGATTTTAGAACAAAATTTAAAGCACGGCCAGGTTGGGAAAAAGGATCACCTAAACGTGCAAACAATATCACTGATTACCTTGGTAAGTTAAAGAAACAAGGTAAAGTGAATATGCCAGGTCATGTTCGAGCAAGTATTAATTGGAATACGCTAAAAGAAATGAATGGTGACAAGTTTAGTATGCAGATTGTGGATGGTATGAAAGTTATCGTTTGCAAACTAAAAAATAATCCTATGGGATATACTTCGGTTGCTTATCCTACGGATGAACTAAGGCTTCCTAAATGGTTCCAAGAACTTCCATTTGCTGACGATGAGATGGAATCAACTATCATCGATAACAAATTGGAAAACCTAATTGGAGTACTAGAATGGGATATTAAATCAACCGAACAGAAGAATACATTCAATAATTTATTTGACTTTGAATGATTTTCTAAATATAATAGTAAAAGGAACGGAGAAAAACTATGAAAGACATATTGCAAGATATCGTAGCACATACACACGCCCTTGGCTTTCTTAACATTGTTAAGGTAAATGGTGATGATGCACAAACAGGTATTGATAGCATGGCAGAGGATCGCTCTGTGATCATGCAGGCAAATACCAAAACTGCCCAAGTAGAGATGAAGGGCACGTTTGGTATGCCTAACCTAAATAAACTAGACATTCATTTGAAGTGTCCAGAATACAAAGACGGAGCAACAATTGATGTTGTGCGTCAAGACAGAAATGGTGAACAAATTCCAACAGGTATTCACTTTGAAAATGCAACAGGCGACTTTAAAAATGACTATCGTTTTATGAACGCTGACATTATTAATGAAAAACTTAAGACTGTTAAGTTTAAAGGTGCTAACTGGGACGTGGAAGTATCGCCAACATTGGCTAGCGTACAGCGTTTTAAAATGCAGGCAACTGCTAACGCAGAAGAAACTGTGTTTACTGTAATTACAGATGGCACAGATATTAAATTTAAATTTGGTGATGCAAGCACTCACGCAGGTGAATTCATTTTTTCAACAGGAATTAAAGGTTCGCTTAAAAATGAGTGGGCATGGCCAGTGCAACAAACACTTGCTATTCTAAGTTTAGATGGTGACAAGGTAATGAAGTTTTCAGATCAAGGTGCTATGCAGATTAGCGTAGACAGTGGTTTGGCAACTTATGAATATATCTTGCCAGCACAAAGCAAATAAGGAGAACAGTATTGAACACTGATCTAACAAAAGAACAGAAAGACTACGCTATATTCTTGCCAGCGATCAGTGGTTTCTATGCTACCTTTATCGGCAAACAACGTAGAGAAGAATACGTAGACAAAAGTCGTATTCCTTTCCCAAACAACGAGATGGAAAGTCTTAACTGGTTTAATACCAAGGATGGCCTATTTAAGTATCATTGGAGTTTGTACTCAGCAGGTCACGCAGAACTTGATATTAACAAGGACGCACCCAAAGAACTTATGATCCGTGAACGTGATCGTGAGAACAGTTGGTTACTTGGTGACTCAGGTGGTTTCCAGATTGGTAAAGGTGTATGGGAAGGCGATTGGAAAGATCCTAACTGTCCTAAGGCTAAAAAGAAACGTGAGCAAGTTCTTGCGTGGATGGATGCTTACATGGACTATGGAATGATCCTTGATATTCCGGCTTGGGTGGCACGTTCACCAGCAGGTGCTAAAGCAACAGGAATTGACAACTATCAAGATGCTGTAAATGCCACACGCATTAACAATGACTACTTTATGAAAAATAGAAGTGGTGCTTGTAAGTTCTTAAACGTACTACAAGGTGAAAATCATGCTGACGCAGAAGATTGGTATCAGCAGATGAAAGACTATTGTGATCCAAAGAAATATCCAGATACACACTTTAATGGTTGGTCGATGGGTGGTCAGAATATGTGTGATGTGCATTTGGTGCTTAAAAGACTTGTTGCATTGCGTTTTGATGGATTGCTTGAAAAAGGTAAACATGACTTTATGCACTTCTTGGGCACTAGTAAACTTGAATGGGCAACCTTACTTACAGATGTTCAAAGAGCAGTTCGCAAACATCACAACGAAAACTTTACAGTAACATTTGACTGTGCTAGTCCGTTCCTAGCAACAGCAAATGGTCAAATATATTGTGAACTAGAAACCAAAGATAGAAGCAAATGGGTTTATAGAATGGTGCCAAGCATTGACGACAAGGCACTTGCAACTGATACAACATCTTTTGGACAAGCATTTGTAAGAGAAGGGAAACATGGAAGTTTTAAGGATTCTCCTATTACAGCAAATTTACAAGCAAAAGACATTTGTATATATGCGCCTGGCGACCTAAATAAAATAGGTAAAGAAGGCAAAACTTCATGGGATAGTTTTTCATATGCTATTCAAATGGGTCATAATGTTTGGAGTCATATTAATGCGGTACAAGAAGCAAACAGACAGTACGATAACAGCATCGTTCCAGCAATGCTTGTTGAAGAATCATTTGACAGGGTATTTTTTAGAGATGTTGTGGAAGCAATATTTGCAACATCAAACAGAGATGAAGCAGAAGCAGTTATAGAAGAATTTTCAAGATTCTGGATGTCAATTATTGGCACTAGAGGCGCAACAGGAAAGAAAACAGTAAACGCAAGCACACAGTTTGCAAATTTATTTGAGGAGGTATAGTATGACAACTGTTGAAAAATTAAAAAATAGACTACAAAGTCTAAAAGAGCAACACGCACTAGAGCATCAAAAGTGCGAAGCCGCAGAAGCAGAAAACGTTCAAGAAAAATACTTAACTGAAATGAAAAAGAAAAAACTTGCTCTTAAGGACGAAATTGCTATAATTGAAAGACAAATCGAGGAAATGTAAAAATGAAAAGAGATTACGCAGATGGTGTAAAGGATGATGTTATATACTTCACAGGATTTGAAGTAGAAAAAACTCCTGCATATGACATGGACACACTGTTTGTGGTAGGCTGTCGTCCATTAGAAGAAGTTCTTGAAAAAGCAAAAGAGAACCACGTAGATCATATCTATCTAGGTGCGAACCATAGTTTTGTACCCAAAGAAGATTGGGAAGATCTTGTTTTAGGATTACTCGATGCTAAATCTGAATTAGGAACACAATATATGGTTACATTGGATTATGATGTAAAATATCATGAGTGGATTTTAGAAACTGGTATGACCGAAAGACACAATTTTATTCCATTGTTAAGTGTTAAACTTCCATATGTTAACCAATTAGGTTATAATGCTTGTATCAAAATTGATGACGCTGATTTTAAACATTCTAATCCTGGAGTTTGGATTCATCAAGTTCATGACTTATTGGATCGAAATAAGTTCACTGATTGGAACAAATACGGAAACGATGAACCCAAAGATTAACTTGACATACACTAAGAAAGATTGTATTATAAATGGAAGAAGTAAGAGAATCGTATCACAATTTTATATTGAGAATGATGAAACAAGATAACAAAAAGGCAATTATGCAAAATGCAAAGAGAATGATTTGGGTAACTTTCCGCAAGGAAGGTATCCATAAGTATCCTGCGGCACTGGACGATCCTAGTCTAGCAACAGGAGATGAGTATGATGTTTCGTTCTTGGGTTACCCACACAGACACATATTTCATTTCAAAGTAGGTATCACTGTAACACACAATGACAGAGATATCGAGTTTATTCAATTCAAACGTTGGTTAGAAAAACTGTACGAGGAGAAGACACTTGAACTAGACTATAAGAGTTGTGAAATGATGGCTGATGACTTATATGAAAAAATCAGCGAAAAACACCCTGGCCGTGAAGTCCATATTGACGTAAGTGAAGATGGAGAGAACGGTGCCCATATTGAATACGCAAAATATTAAAGGAGATGACAGTGTCATATTTTGCAGATCATCCAGAGATTGTGAAGATCTTTAACGACTTAGATTCCTTCCGCGATTTTTGTCGCTATGAAGGTTTTGTATTTGATGAAAAATTCCTTTATAAAAAGGAAAGCAAGGAATGGAGAGCATACGAAAATCGTGGCAATCCAAGAAAGGCAAAAAACCGTGTTCAAAAGAACCGTGGTTTTAAAAACCGAAAGCCTAAGCACTAGGAATTCTTATCTTACTGATAGCCAAGGCAATTCAGTAGAAGGTGGTGCTTTAAATGCGGATTACACGACCGTAGACGCAGTCGGTAAAGTGTGCAATACACTTGGATTACATGGCTACGTTTATGGTCGTGATTTTATTTGGCATGATCAAGGATATACAGATGACCTTGAAGATGCTATAATATTAGAGTACAATGATGAAAAAATATTAACATTATTAGGAATAGCAAATGGCACGTATATGGTTGATTGATTTAGAAAGCGTTGAAACACGCTACACAAAAGAATGGAAGACTTATTTTCCCGCACTTCTACGTAAAAACGGACACCAAGTTTTCGTAATTGAAGGGCCTACGGATATTCCAAATGCAACCACACCCGGCGCCTTTTTAAATTTCGGCGGAACTAATGTTTACAAGTCAAATCAAATAGAACAAATCAGTAGAGCATTTACAACAGGCAAAGTACAACAAGGTGATCATGTTATCTTTACAGATGCATGGCATCCTGGTATTATCAATATCAAGTATATGAGTGAACTGTTGGGCATAAAGGTTATTACACACGCACTTTGGCACGCCGGCAGTTACGATCCTCAAGACTTTTTAGGTAGATTGATTGGCAACGCAAGTTGGGTTAGGCATTCAGAACAGTCTTTCTTTTATGCATATGATCACAACTACTTTGCAACTGAATTTCATGTGAAACTTTTCTTCGATGAACTTCTTAACAACGGCAGAAAAGAAGAGAATCCATGGTACGATGAAATGTGGAACGAACGCTATGAGAATGGCAAAATTGTTCGTAGTGGTTGGCCTATGGAATATGAGAGAAAAGAACTTGAACCATATGCTAATATGACAAAACAAAATAAGATTTTATTTCCACATCGTGTTGCTCCAGAGAAACAACCAGAAATATTCCGTGATTTAAAAGAAACACTTCCGCAATATGAATTCGAAATTTGTATGGATAAAAACTATACAAAGAATGATTACTATAATGCACTAGGTGAAGCAAAATTAATCTTTAGTGCTAACCTACAAGAAACACTGGGCATAAGTTGGTATGAAGGTGCTCTTGTTGGTACACTACCTATGGTTCCAAATAGACTTAGTTACAGTGAAATGGAGAACACAGGTAAGTTTTTATATCCAAGCGAATGGACAGAGTCTTTTGAAGCATACAAAAAACACAAAGATAAGGTAGTTGAACGCATAATTGATTACATGGAAAATTATGACAGTTACCTTGTAAACCTAAATAAACTTACTACTCATTTAAATGAAAACTATTTTAGTTGCAAAAATTTACTTGAGAAGTTACAATAAGACATATGGCAATCCACTGCCTTAACATCGGAGAGATAAAATGAGTAAAAGTGAACAAATTAAACAACGCCTAGAAGATGCAAAAATCCGTTATTGGGCAGGCGACAATATTTCAGAAATTCTGCAAAAAGGTGATAAAGAAGAACTTATTCAAGAAGCAACAGAAGCGTTTGAAAAAGTTCTTGATGCACTTGTGATTGATCGACATAACGATCCAAACTCAAAAGGAACAGCACATCGTTTAGCAAAGATGTATTTTAATGAACTAATGGCAGGACGTTATGATAACATTCCAAATGCTACAGCATTTCCAAACGAAGGCGAAGATGCTTACACAGGTATGCTTGTTGTGCGAAGTGAACTAAAGAGTGTTTGTTCTCATCACCATCAACCAGTAACAGGCGTGGCATATATTGGTATTATTCCAAATGGTAAAGTTATTGGACTTTCTAAATACACACGTATCGCACAGTGGTGTGCAAGGCGTGGTACACTACAAGAAGAACTGTGCAATGACATTGCTAAAGAAATTAGCAAAGCAACAAATTCAAAACATTTAGGTGTTTATATTCAGGCAACGCATGGTTGTTGTGAAAACAGAGGTATAATGGCACATTCAAGTCTAACACAGACAACTGTATTAAAAGGTGCGTTCAAAGATGATCCAGGCACTAAAAAAGAGTTCATGGACAATATCAAACTTCAACAAGAGTTTGCCCCTAGATAAGGAGAAATTATGGGTAACGATTATTCTATAACATTAGATGGATATGATAGTATGATTACGTCTTCTCCTGTTACAGGAGTATACACAGTAGATTCAGCAAGCCTTTCATCGGTAGATTGGATTACTAGCAATTCCATAACTATTGGTCCTGAATATAATTTAAATGGAAAATTTATTGATTTTGAAGTATTGGAAAAATATCCTACAGCAAATACTCTTTACAATCAATTTATTTCCGTGTACAATATGTGTGAAGAAGAAGAAAAATTAAATGGAGGTAAAGATGACCTTCCGTTCTAGATTTTTGGAATGGTTAGATAAAATTGGCAGAAAACGTGTGATTATGGATCGCTATGAAAATGAACCATATCTAACACGCTATTACCTTTTTCTTAAAGATAGAAAATGGTTTCCTTTTAATGTATTTTTGCACAAATTTCACAAAGGAGATTTAGATGACTTACATGACCATCCTTGGCCTTATCTTACTTTTATTCTTCGTGGTGGTTATTGGGAGCATACTCCTAATGGAAAGTTTTGGCGTAGACCTGGCCGTTTTAGATTATGTGGTGCTAGGAGTCTGCATCGCATTGAACTTGATCCTACTGTGGACTGTTGGACACTCTTTATACCAGGCCCTAAAGTAAGAGAATGGGGTTTCGTCAAAGACGGCGAATGGGTAGATAATGAAACTTACTTGAGAGAAAAATATGAACTCGAACACTGAATTTAAAACGCCTGAAGGCAAAGACTGGTTAAAAGGATTGTTACATGATGGTGAAGTTGTTGTAACATTTAATAAACTCAACGGTGACGAACGTGTAATGACGTGTACACTTAAAGAAGGGGTCATTCCGCCGGCAACCAAAGAAGATCCTGCTTCGCAGAAAAAGGTACGCAAAGTAAACGAAGAAGTTTGTGTTGTGTATGATGTAAACGCAAAGGGTTGGAGAAGTTTTCGTTGGGACAAAGTAAAGAAAGTAGAATTTAATTTAGGATAATGAAGGCATTTATAGCAATAGTATTTTTATTATGCACAGGTTGTTCAACAACCGTTGCTGTTTTAGACGTAACTGCGTCAACGGCAATATACGCAGGTAAAACTGTTGTTAACACCATAGATGCAGTAACACCAGATATCATTAATAAGGATTAGGTATGATTAATAAGAAATTTTATAGTTGGCATGATGTAGAAGTTATGTGTACCAATATCGTAAATCAGATGTACACAGACAATTGGCGTCCTGATTACATTGTAGGCATTACACGTGGAGGTAATGTACCTGCTACTATTATTTCAAACATGACAGGCATTCGTTGCGAAGCACTCAAGGTAAGCCTGCGTGATGATAACAGAGAAAGTGAAAGCAACTTCTGGATGGCAGAGGATGCCTATGGTTACGATCCAGAAGGATCATATGCTCCGGAGATGGGACAATTTAGAAATATTCCGATGGGTAAGAACATTTTAATTGTTGATGACATCAATGATACTGGTGCTACATTTAATTGGATTGTAGATGATTGGAAATCAGGTTGTTTACCTCACTCTCCCGTGTGGGATCAAATTTGGGGCGACAATGTTCGCTTCGCAGTATTAACAGAAAACTTATCAAGTGGTTTTGACAAAGTATCATACCACTGTGATGAAGTAAACAAAGCCGAGGAAGATGTATGGTTAGTATATCCCTGGGAGAATGTAGGACACTATGGCTAAAAAAGTAGAAGGACAACAACAACCACAAAATATTGAAACCAATGGTGTATATATTTTAATGGATCAAATTAATCACGCAACTTGTCGTGATGCTATAAAGTGGATAATGAATCATAATCTAAGCGAAAACCCACTTCCACAACTAACACTTATAATTAATTCACCAGGCGGAGATGTACACGCCGCATTTGCATTGATTGACACGATGAAAGCAAGTTCTATTCCTATTAAAACAGTAGGACTAGGATTGATTGCAAGTTGTGGTTTCTTAATTTTTATTGCAGGTGAAAAAGGTAGACGTATTCTAACACCTAACACAGCAATACTATCACATCAATATACTTGGGGTAGCAGAGGTAAAGAACACGAATTATATGCTAGAGTAAAAGAGTTTGAGTTATCAACCAATAGAATGATTGATCATTATAAAAAATGTATTGGTATGACAGAAAAACAAATTAGAGAAGTACTATTACCACCACAGGATGTTTGGCTTAGCGCCGAAGAAGCCAAGAAACTAAAAATTTGTGATAAGATAGAGGCTTTATATTAATGCGTGATGATCTTATGGTACAACAGCAGGTTAAAAACGTATGGCAACATATGGTTGGAGTTATCTGTTTGAACCAAGTTAACAGACGTCAAACTAAACCCGTGCTTAGAGAATTTTTTAAAAGATATCCCACACACGACAAATTGCTTCGCGGTGCTACTATTCCAATGTTAGAAGAACTACTAGCACCTTTGGGTATGCAACGTGTAAGGGCGAAAAGAATCTATAAAATGAGCGTTCAGTTCGAACAATGGGACGGTAATGATGCCAGCGACTTGCACGGTATAGGGAAGTACGGCAGTGATTCTTATAGAATCTTTTACAAAAATGATATTCCTCATGATGTACAAGACAAGGAACTTAAACGGTATATAAAGGAAGAATTATGTGGAAATATTGGTGCAAGGCATTAGGAACAAAGGCTTATGAAGATAAAAGTAGAGCAGACAGAGTTGCTATTATACGCACTATGTGGGTTCTATTACACATTGTTACTTGCCTTTTTATTATTATAGGAAATGGTAGGGTATTAAAATTATGGTAACTAAAAGTCCAGAACTTATTAAAGAACAAGAACAACTAATTGAAACCATCAGACGTCCTGACAGATACTACAGAATCAGCGTCTGGGGTTATGGCAGTGAAATGGTATGGAATAGAATTTCCAAGGAGTGTGCTGATTGGTGGAATTCACAGGAAGAACTATCCCCAGAAGAGTATATGAATGACCCTGAAGAATTTGTTAAGGAACACACCATTCCTGATGAAGCAAATTTCCTTAGATGGGAAAACGATGACGGAGAGAAATACTATTCAAGTTGGCATGAACCACCCGAAGAAGCAGGACATTTTTGGGGGTGCAACGACGAGGCCGCACACATCACAGTTGAAGAAATTGAATCCAAGGAATACAACGCACCTGTACTAGAAACTATTATAGATGGTAAAACTTTAAGCGAAGCAGTTGATGAGCATGAAGTGGAATGTTCAATCGAAGATGAAGATGCTGTACTGCCCAAAGGTTGGTATGCACAGATGATTAGCAGTGAAAAAGGAACATTCTTTGATGGTGTTTTACACTTGGTAGGAGAAACTTTTGATCCTACTAAACTTGTTATCAATCAAAACACAATGCCCAACGATGAAGTTTACATTCAAAGTGTTAGTTATGGAACCGAAGGCAATGAAGTAGAAATTGATAACGATGGTGGAGATACCAACGGCAAAGGATATTCAGTTTATTTTTATGAGGAAACTTATGAGCCACCAGTACGAAACAATTGATGATTTTAAGAATGTACCCTGGACTGACGTACTAATAGACACCAGAGACTTTGCGGTATTTAAAGATGGATATCCTGTAACAGAAGGACACGTTCTTTTCGTGCCTAAAGTAGCAGATTGGGAACATCTATCAAAATGCTATAAGGCCGCTTATGGTTGGGGATACGATTGGGTTCAAAAAGGCTACTGTGATGCTTACAATATCGGACAAAATATTGGTGAAAGTGCAGGACAAACGGTAATGTGGCCTCATGTGCATTTGATTCCTAGAAGGAAAGGTGATATGGAAGACCCACGAGGAGGAGTACGTCACGTTATTCCAGAAAAGGGCAACTATAAAAAACATACCATACCCGGACAATTGGAATTGGACATCGAAGATATTGTTAATGGTGGTAATTCTGGATGTTAATGGTTGACAAAAACCTAAATAAACACTATAATATAAAATAGGAGTTGTAGATGAAACTTAGATATAGTGAAGCATTTTATAGTGTACAAGGAGAAGGACGCTTTGTAGGTGTTCCTTCTGTTTTCTTGCGTACATTTGGTTGTAATTTCCGTTGTATGAATTTTGGTTTAGATAGACATCCTAACAGAGCAGAAAAACTAGAACAGGGAATTAAGTATAATCCTGAAGTAAAACAATTACTAGATGACGGAATTTTAGACAAGGTAAATAGATTTGAAGACTTGCCTATTGTACATACAGGCTGTGATACATATGCAAGCATCTATCCTGAATTTAAAAAATATATGAAAGACCATACTGTTGATGAAGTGGTTGATTATGTATTGAGCCTAACTCCACAAGGAAAGTGGACAATGGATAATGGACAGGATGTTCATTTTATTCTAACTGGTGGTGAACCGTTGCTAGGGTGGCAAAGGTTATACATGGATCTATTCAATCACCCTAAAATGGGAGATTTAAAAAATGTTACATTTGAAACAAATACAACACAAACTCTTAGAGATGATTTCAGAGAGTCGCTCAACAACGAAAGAGCATTTCATATCACTTGGTCATGCAGTCCAAAACTTTCCGTTAGCGGAGAGCCTTGGGATACTGCAATCAAGCCTGATGTTGCTAGGCAGTACTTTGATGTACCTAATAGTAGTATGTATTTTAAATTTGTTGTTGCTGACGAACAAGACGTGGACGAAGTTACTAAAGCCGTTGATGAGTATCGTAAAGAAGGGATTGATGTCCCTGTATACGTTATGCCCCTGGGTGGAAGATCGGAAGAATACAAACTTAACACAAGACGAGTTGCCACTTTGGCAATGGAGCGAGGCTGGCGTTATACACCAAGACTCCATGTCGACATCTTCGGAAACGCATGGGGTACATAATAGGCTAGATGAACAAGCAAGAAAGGCAGGACTATAATGTTAGATAAACTAAAAAAAATGTTTGATAAAAATCATGTTCCTGCAACAGTATCTAAAATAAAGACAACAGATGCTAAAGCAGAAGCAACAAAAAAGAAAGAGCCTTACATCGCTGTGCTAGATGTACAGATGAAAAAGGACAATCCTAGAAATGGATTCTTTGAACTAGACTGGAACGAATACTTTGTTCGTGATCTAAGACTAAACGGATATCAAGGATCAAGTGAAGAAGAAATAGTAGATGCTTGGTTTAAAGAACTTTGCGGTAACATAGCAAAAGAAGAAGGCGTAGCAAGTCCAGAAACACAAATGGGTGCTGGTTATGTTAATGTAAAACCTCTAGGAGATAACAAATCGGAGGTTAGTTAATGACAACAGTTACAACTAAAAAGGCCCCAAAATATAAAAAAGAAGAATGGCAGGCATTAGCAGATTGTATAAGAAGTGAACAATTAAGTGCAAAACAGGTACATGAAACAATGACATATAATCCTGATTTTGCAAGATGGTATAAGATGAAATACTTGGGTAGAAAATGACATACATACTTGTAGACACAGCAAATACGTTTTTTCGTGCTAGACACGCAGTTAGAGGTGATGCCGATATTAAAATAGGTATGGCATTACATACAACTCTACAAAGTATTAGAAAAGCATGGCAAGATTTCAACGGCAGTCATGTTGTATTTTGTTTAGAGGGACGTAGTTGGCGCAAAGACTTTTATGAACCATATAAACGTAATAGACAAGAAAGTCGCGATGCACTTACTGTTTCACAGCAAGAAGAAGAAAAAGTATTTTGGGAAACCTTTGATGACTTTAAAGATTTCTTAATTAATAAAACTAATTGCACTGTGCTACAACACCCACAACTAGAAGCAGATGATTTAATTTCTGGCTGGATTCAGGCACATCCTAAGGATAATCATGTAATAATTAGTACTGACGGCGACTTTGCACAACTTATTGCACCAAATGTGCGTCAATATAACGGTGTACAAAAGGTAACAATCACACATGAAGGATACTTTGATGAAAAAGGTAAGCCTGTGATTGATAAAAAGACAAAAGAATCTAGGCCTGCACCAGATCCTCAATGGTTATTGTTTGAAAAATGTATGCGTGGCGATACTAGTGATAATGTTTTTTCTGCTTATCCTGGTGTGCGTGTAAAAGGTACTAAGAACAAGGTTGGATTAATGGAAGCATTTGAAGATAGACAGACAAAAGGATTTGCTTGGAACAATCTAATGTTACAACGTTGGACGGATCATTTAGGTAATGAACATCGTGTGTTAGATGATTACACAAGAAATGTTGTTCTTTGTGATCTAAAGGCACAACCACCTGAAATAAAAGAACTTATAGGACAAACTATTGCAGATGCAATCAACGCACAGAAAAATGTTTCACAAGTTGGTGTAAGACTGATGAAATTTGCAAACAGTTATGAATTAAACAAAGTAACAGAACAGGCTCAAAGTTTTGCAGAGCCATTGAATTCAAGATATGGAGGACAATATGTCACAAACGCTTCAAGCGAAACCGTTAGTGCCTAATAAATTTTGGATCGTGCAGGATCACGGCCGTAAAGTTGGAACACTTGCCAAAGACAAGCAGGGGTTTATTCTTGTTACGCCGCGAGACAAAATTACATTTGAAAATGTTGATAAAATTTATGAAACATTTGGCAAAGACTTTTTCGAACAAACAGTAAAAAAGAACACTAAAGATAGTAAAGTATTGGAGGTGCATGGTTATCCTACAAGCACTGCCGCTTACAATCCTTTATTTGATGTACAAAACAATCTGCCTTTGTATAGCAAGAGTAAAAAGTCTAAAAGTTTGTATTGTGCAGGATATTACACAATTAAATTTGCAAAAGGTTGGGTAAAAAGTTTTTGTCCTAAACTAATTACACTTCAACGTTATGAATACAAAGGCCCGTTTACAACTGAACTAGAAATGCGTCAGGTACTAGCAAATGTCTCGAAATCCAGTTAATACTTTACCAGTTGAAAACTTTCTGCAAAAAGCAAAAGTAGCAGGTAAAACTCAACAGCGTGAGTTAAAACTTGATGCAAAGGAGTACAAAGACCTTTCTGATAGCCTAGCAATGCTGTTAGCAAGGCTGGTAGAACTACAGGATATTAAACTTGCAAACCCACCTGCTGAAAACATCAACGTTGAAATGGACGGCGGAAACTTCTAAAATTCGATAAATAAGTACGTAGTTAACTTAAAGGATTACGTACTATGAGCAGACCTAAACCTAAAGTGTTGTTGGATTTTACAGATAAAAACACATATAGGAAAGAAGAAATACTAGATGCAGAGGCTATTTGGGCCGTGTTTTATGACGGCAAACCTTTCAATTTGAAAAGTTCAAATAGCATATCTCCCACACCTGGTCCAAAATACAAAAAAGTAAGTTTTTCAAATCCTGGTCATGCTCATAACCTAGCAAAAAAGTTAAACACTACATTCAAAACAAATCTGTTTACGGTACACAAACTTACTTCTGGTGAACAGGTACACTAATGGAGATTTTCCAATGATTTTTTATGCTACATCTGTGATACTTGCTTTTGTTTCATTAATAACAGCAAACCTAGGAGCATTGGTTGGTGGATTGGTATTTGCAGGCCTAGGAATTATTAGTGAAAAATGGACATAAAAGAAGCATACACTAAAACATTTATGATTGCCGGTGGTGAGGAAAACATCACCAATACCGAAATACGTAAGAACTATATGCTGTGGTGGCAAAACACTCGCATGAAAGGTGAAAGTGGTTTGCGTTTGACCAAGGATGGGTTTGAATACGCAGTTGAACGTGCTGATCTACAAACCTATGAAATCAAATTTCCCAATGAGATAAAGTTTACACCACAGGTATTCTTATATTTGGATAACTTTATTGACTGTCCGTACTACGTTACAAAGAAACGTATCTATGTGTTCAGCGAAAAAATGGGTCTACAACTCATGATGTTTGCTGGAGATATCAAGCAATACGGACTTGCTCGTGCAATGGCACAAGAACTAGAAGATTAATCACCCATTTTGGACAGTTTTTTTGGAAAAAAGTGGAAAAACCGCTTGACTTTTTCATTTGCGATGCTATACTATTATTATAGTTAGAAACAAAGGAGCATAGCAAATGGCACAAACTACTGAAGCACGTACAGTTACACCTAATGAAGCAAAGGCGGCTGTACAACACGCAATGAAACTGAAGCGTCCTATCTTTATGTGGGGACCTCCAGGTATTGGTAAGTCAGACATCATGGGTCAAATTACCAATTCACTAGATAACGCATACTTAATTGACGTTCGTTTATCACTTTGGGAACCTACAGACATTAAAGGTATTCCTTATTACAGTGCAAAAGATAACACAATGGCATGGGCACCTCCAAGTGAACTGCCAGACGAAACTTTTGCTAAAAAGTACAAGAATGTTGTACTATTTTTGGACGAACTTAACTCTGCCGCACCAGCAGTACAGGCGGCGGCTTATCAACTTATTCTAAATCGCAGGGTTGGTACATACAAACTTCCAGACAATGTTGTAATTGTCGCGGCAGGTAACCGTGAAACTGATAAGGGTGTAACTTATCGTATGCCGGCACCACTAGCCAATCGTTTTGTACACCTTGAACTACGTGTTGACTTTGAAGACTGGTTGACATGGGCGACAGAAAACAAAATCCACGCAGACGTTGTGGGTTACTTGACTTTTGCTAAACAGGATCTTTACGATTTTGATCCAAAGTCAAGTTCACGAGCATTCGCAACTCCACGTTCTTGGAGTTTCGTAAGCGAACTTCTCGACGATAACTTGCCCGAATCTACACTGACAGATTTGGTTGCAGGTTCAGTCGGCGAAGGCTTGGCAGTGAAATTTGCGGCACACCGTAAGGTTGCTTCAAAACTGCCAAATCCAACAGACATACTTAAAGGCAAGGTTAAGAGTATGGAGACGAAAGAAATTTCGGCAATGTATTCACTAACTGTAAGTATGTGCTATGAACTTCAAGAGGCATTCAAACGCAAGGAGAAGGGTTGGAACCAAATGGCAGACAACTTCTTTGGCTTCATGATGGATAATTTTGAAACTGAACTGGTTGTTATGGGAACGCGAGTTGCTATCGCTACTTATAAACTGCCATTTTCGCCAAAGGACTTGAAAAACTTTGACCGTTTCCATGACAAATACGGCAAGTATGTTCAAGCCGCTATGGCATCCTAACTAACTATAGAGGGGATCTTCGGATCCCCTCGCTCTATGAGAGGTATAGATGTTTAGATTTAAATATGAGACAGTAGTTAGTAAGCCAAACCCGATGCGTAACTTCAACCCACTTGCTAGAGCAAGTAATCGAGTGGTTGGACTTGAAGATAGAATCACTGAACTAAGAAATAGTAAAGCATGGCAGAGAACTGTTAATGCTTGGAAGGATATTGGAAGAACAATTGATCCAAGCAAAATGCCCAAGGTTGAAATGATTGAACTAGGTGTTATTGCTATAGATGAAGATATTCAACGTAAACTTGATGAAAAACATTGTGCCAACAGAATTGGTAATGTGGATCTCTTTAATGAACCTTTGTTGCAAACACTACAATGTATCAAAACTTCTAAAGGACAATTTGTTTCAATTGACGGACAACACACTGCAACAACACTAGGTGCTTTAATTGAAGAAGGATTTTTTGTAGGTATAGATGACTGGCGTAAATTTAAGTTTCCAGTACAGTACATCGAAACCGATGATTTAGCATTTGCTCGACGAGCATTCAGTATATTAAACGGTAAAGGTAAAAAACGTCAAAGTGCATGGGATGATCTGCGTAATAGTGTATTCATTGTTCGTATAGATAAAAACTTTGATGATGAAGATGATGTTAAGGTAGAACAAAAAGTTTCTATTGCTGAAAGTTATGACTGCTATCCAGTAGAAGAAAAAAGCGAACTATCAAAGTATCCAGGTACGTTTACAAACATTGCTAATTTTGTCAACCAAAACGATGAAACGCTACACCTTGCTTGCAAATGGCACAATCAATATTTTCACTATCTTGGTATTCATGTAAGTTTATTCTTTATGTATCAAGAATTTCAAAGTGCTTTTAAAAGTGCTAGACTTCCTGTTAGTGATAAACTACAAGAAGAATTAGCGGCATTGATTCAACAGGTATTTGTTGACTTAGATGGTTATGCTGAAGCAGTTAAAGAAGCATGGCGTAAGTGGAGTGAAAACCGTTACGGTGATCAAACTGCATGGCGTGATGATGGTTATGCTGTTGCACTTCTACAACTTTATAAAAAGTTCGGTGGTGAAGAACGTGTACCATTAAGCATTACAGATAGATACGACGATCTTTACAAATTTTTCGCTGATGAAATTTTAGACATGGCGGCATAATGTACTACTTCTATATTGTACAAAGTGTTTCTGGTAGAATAGGTTTTGGAATCACCGGAGATCCAAACGATAGAAACAAAAAGTATACTTCACACAGTGGAGATATAATCAAGTTTCCTTATTTGTATCAAGGACTTGAAACACATTGTAAAGGTTTAGAAAGAAGCCTTAAAAAACAATTTACTGATAAAATTTGGGTAGTAGAAGATTGGAAAACAGAATGGTACACTGAAGACGTTAGTGTTAACTATGTTACAGACTTAGTTAACGAACTAATCAAAGAGCGTCATTTAAAAGTAAAATTAGTGTGCGAAAATTTTGATTACACAACAGATTTATCCAAATCACTTGACCATTAGATAGTTTCATTTTATAATAATTACAGTTGTTGCAAAGGAGAAAAAATGCAAACTGTAGATCTAGCAAACTGGCTGGCAAACAACGTAGATTGGAACAAGTATGTTACACTTGTGTTCCAAATTGGTGACGAACTTAATGAACGCAAACTTCGCTTTGATAAAAGCGATTTGCTAGAGCGTTCGCTAGAACTTTTTAGCGATCAAAATCTTCAATATGTTAATAAAGAAGGTGTTGATCATATTGGACCAGATGGTGTTACTATTGAAATGAAGTTCACTGAAGGTTGTTTGTTTACACGCAAAACCAAAAAGAAAAGGGATTATGTGGCAGATCTGCAACTAATGAACAGCCGCGGATCTAGTGCAGGACGAGCATTGCCCGATACCTATGCTGATTTTCTCCTTATTTGTGATACGGACAGTGCCGCGGTTATCGCCAAAAAAGATCTAATTCCTTATGTAATTGATGCCGGTGATGGACTAAAAACCAACAAATTACCATCCAATATGATACAATATGTATTCGCTCCCGGACAATATAAACCACAAAATATAGCAGAATCAATAAGTTATAAACAAGCCAAATTGGATATGCAAAACGCATTTTTATCACAGTTTTGATTGACAAATTCTGTTAAGATGCTATACTGTAAGTATAGTAAAAGTTAGGAGCAAACAATGTCAAAGAACACAACCGCAGTAGAACAAAGTATGATCGAGGGTAAGATCTACGAACGTAATCCTAAACTCGATTCAAACAAAATTCGTGAAAAACTCACAACGGCTAGAATTGCACTTCTTATCCGTCAACCTTTCTTTGGCAATCTTGCAACACGCCTTACATTACAGGACGCAACTGATTGGTGTGCTACAGCGGCTACCGACGGACGTCACTTCTTTTTTAATGAAAATTTCATTGACTCACTAACTCCTAAACAAACAGAATTCTTGTTTGGACACGAAATACTTCACTGTGTCTATGACCATTTTACACGTAGAGATAATCGTGATCCGCAAATTTACAACATTGCCGCAGATTACTGTGTTAACGGTGATTTGATCCGACACAACATCGGTGATGTTATTACACAGGTTAAACCCTTCCACGATCCAAAATATTATGGTTGGAGTTCAGAACAAGTGTATGACGATATCTTTAAAAAGTATGATGAAGAACAGTTAAAGCAGTTGGGCAAATTGCTTGACGAACATATTGATTGGGAAAAAGGCAAAGGCGAAGGACCTAACGGACAAACCAAAAAAGACGGATCAGGCAACAGCAAAAAACCTTCATACTCAAAAGAAGAACTTAAAAAGATTCGTGATGAGATGAAAGAAGCAATGGTGTCTGCCGCACAGGCGGCTGGTGCTGGTAATATGCCTGCGGGCGTTGCACGTTTGATTAAAGATCTTACAAGTCCTAAGATGAATTGGCGTGAATTGCTTAATCAGCAGATTCAAAGTGTGCTCAAGAGCAACTATACTTTTATGCGTCCTTCACGCAAGGCTTGGCATACAGGTGCTGTACTTCCAGGTATGGACTTTGATCAAACAATTGATATTGCTATCGCACTTATATGTCTGGTTCAATTGGCGATAGAGAAGCACGTGACTTTTTAGGTGAAGTAAAAGGTATCTGTGATCAGTATGATGATTATAAAATTAAAGTATGGTGTTTTGACACAGAAGTTTACAATGAACAAAACTTTACTCCAGACTCAGGATCCAGCATCGAGGATTACGAACTAGTAGGCGGTGGCGGTACCGATTTTGATGCTAACTGGAGATACATGAAAGACAACGATATTGAACCTAAAAAATTGATCGTGTTCACAGATGGTTACTCTTATAATTGGGGTGATGAAAACTACTGTGATACTATTTGGGTAATTCACTCAGATCGATCAATTGAAGCACCTCATGGTATTACTTGCCATTATGATCTAGCAAAAGAGACGGCATGAGATTTTTACACGACGAACCAAATCCATTAAACGTTTTGGAAATGCGTGAATTGGATTATTGTCCTGCACACTGGACCACAGTTCGAATAAATGCATCTAATTGGTTAATCAATAGTGTAATTGATGAAATAAGAAATTGGGTTTATAATAACCTAAGTTGTCGATTCTGCATTGTAACCGATGTGGAAGTTGTTGACGGTAAAATGGAAATTGTTCATAAAATTGGATTTGAAGAAGCATCAGAATCAACCATGTTTAGTTTAGGTTGCTCAGTTTTGCATGACCTCGATCGTGCGATATACTAATTACTATTGTTATAACAAACAAACTTTATAAAGGAGTTAACTCAAAATGACAGAAGAAACAAAAACTCAGGCGCCAGTAGAAGCACCTAAGTCGGAAGCACCAACACCTGGTGCACCAGATCTTACAGTTCAAGATCTTCAAGCATTAAAAGCAATCATTGACGTCGCGAGTCAGCGAGGTGCTTTTAGACCTGCGGAAATGGAACTAGTGGGAAAAACATATAACAGATTAAACACTTTTTTAGATGCTGTAACACCTAAGAAAGAAGCAAATGGTGAAGCAACTGCAACACCACAACAAGCACCTGCCCAAAAAGCAGAGGCTTCTAAGGAGTAAATTATGGCTATTAAACACGTAGGCTTTACTGAAGACAATAAAAAGGTCGTTGTAGCATACAGAACATTGCCAGGTGATCCTTACAGTGCATTGGTAGTACCAACTGCAAGTTTGAGTCAAACATATCACGACGAATTGTTTAGTGTGGTTGATTCAGTACAGGGTCAAGATGCATATGAACTTGCTACAATTTTAGCAATTCGTAAATTTTCAGATGGTGGAAGTATGCTAGGATCATTACACGCATCAGGTAAACTTAAAAAAGTTTCTACTAATGCAGTGACAATGACACCTGGTCCACAAAAAGAAAGTTGGTTGAAATTAGACGAACTTAACAAAATCATCGCGGAACAACGCGGTGTAGGCATTGACGAACTTGCTATTGACGAAACAGGTAAGCCTGGTAAAACAGCATCTGTTTCTACAGCACAGTCCACTGACGGCGTATTAAGCGATGAAGATCTAGCCGCTCAATATCGTTCACAAGCAGACACACTGTACAAAGAAGTGCAAGAACTTCGCAAAAAGGCAGACGACCTAGCACCTAAAAAGTCAACTGCTAAAAAGACAGCGAACGCAGATGCATAATGGCAGACTCCAAGGGAAGAATAGTTCTCTACGGAGATGTAAATAAAAATCCCGAATGGGAAGGTGTAATCGATGATATCACGGTTGAAAGCCTTCCCATTCGTCATATTACAGAACTTACATTAAATCTCAAAGACAATAAAAAAACTGTAATACAAGTTCCTAAAATTATTTCACAAAGCCTCAACGATGATCAAGCCGCACAACGAGTAAACAATATTATTCGTGAACACGCTAATCTTATAAAAAGCATAGACTTCAAAGTTGATATGGCTAATTTAAAAGCACAAGTGGATCAAGCACGTGCGGCATTTACCAAAAAAGTAAATCGTACCATTAAAAGAAAACACGCAGAAGAAAAGAAAAAAGGTAAACAATGAACGTAAAACTTATTTCATACAGTCAAGCACCTCAGGATTGGGAATATGGTGAGAACCTACAAGAATTAATCGCTTTTTGTGCAAGGGTTTCAAATCCAAGTAATCAAATGAATACCGAAACCAGTGAAAAACTAATCAAGTATCTGATTAAACACGCTCACTGGTCACCACTTGAAATGGTCAGTGCTTGCCTTGAGATTGAAACCACCCGTGATATAGCACATCAAATTGTGCGTCACCGTTCATTCAGTTTCCAGGAGTTTAGCCAACGCTATGCGGATCCTGCGGAATTCGGCGATCAGTTTGTTATTCGTGAAGCACGATTACAGGACGAAAAGAACAGACAGAATTCGATTGATCTAGATCCTGAAAGTGACGGACACGCTATTCTTCAAGGTACTTGGAAAAACAAACAACAACGAGTCATTGAAGCGGCACAAGAAGCATATGATTGGGCGATTGCTAACGGTATTGCCAAAGAACAGGCTCGTGCTGTACTACCAGAAGGCTGTACTAAAACACGTTTATATATGAACGGTACATTGCGTAGTTGGATCCATTATATTGAACTTCGGGGTGCCAATGGCACACAAAAAGAGCATATGAAAATTGCACACGCCTGTGCAAAAGTAATTGCTGAAATATTCCCCTTGGCTAAGGAACTGGTAAGTGAAAACTAAATTTATTAAAGCATACATGGACGTTGCCAAACGTTTCTCTCAATTATCGTATGCCCAAAGGCTTAAGGTTGGTGCGATTATTGTTAAGGATGATCGCATAGTTGCCTATGGTTATAATGGTATGCCTAGCGGATGGGATAATAATTGTGAAGAAGAAAATAAAACAAGACCAGAAGTATTACACGCGGAATCAAATGCTATTGCTAAATTGGCCCGTAGCAACGATAGCGGTTTGGATGCTGATATTTTTATTACTCATAGTCCTTGCATTGAATGTGCCAAATTGATTTACCAAAGTGGAATTAAACGTGTCTATTTTGGAGAAAACTATCGTAACACAGACGGATTAGACTTCTTAACAGCGTCTAAAATTAACGTTATACAAGTAGATACTATAACTGAAGCATAAAGCGTTTAACACCGCTGTATGACGCTTAAAATGCGTTTAAGACGCCTTTAAATGCGTAGTTTAAACTACAATTTCAATAAGTTTGATTTCAGAATTGGAAATGCTTTCCAAAGATTTACCAATAACACAAACAGAACTTGGCATAGCACTGTCTTTGGCTAAACCAACTGCTACTCCCGGAATTGGACTTGTAAAAAGCAAGTCTCCCTTGTTGATTGGTCCTTGGACCTTGCAAGGTACTCTACCACGAAGTGCAACCGCAACACCTTTGGCTGTGCTGTTCATTAAGTATGCTGGATTGGTTGATACGACTCCTGCAACTCTGTGATCACAAAATACTGAAGTTGTTGTGACTTCTGCTTCCCCACCAAATATTAAAACAGTACCTGGCTCATATTCTTCATCACTTGCATAAATTTCTGCCAAGTCAGCAAATTCAGCGGCTGTTGCTGTTCCTAAAAATTTACGTGCCGTAATATCTTTGTTACCGTCTCTTTGAGCAATAGTACCTGCGTCTGCACTTGTGCTAGGAGTAGCACCACCTAGTGCCGCGGCATTGGTTGCTGTTCCGTTACCAATATTGAAGTTAATATCTCCGTTGGCATCTCTTGCGACAATATCATTATTAACTAATCCTGTTGACGCTTCTCTTGCTGTGGTGCCATCAACAATTAATTTTTGTGCAGTTGCTGAAGTACCAGTAACGTTTGCAACAAGATTACCTGTAACTGTTAAGTTATTAAATGTACTTGTACCTGTTGTTGCTGTAACATTACCTGTTACGTTACCTGTTACGTTACCTGTTAGGTTTCCTTCTACGTCACCTACAACATTACCTGTAAGTTGGCCTCCACCATCAATGGTCATATTATATGCAAAAATATTACCCCATTTGACAGCGGTAGTACCTATGCTACCTTGGTTATCGTTGTTAGGTAAAAAGTTTGCGTTATCAAACTTAGCAACAATGGCGCTACCAGCACCAGTATTAACACGGAAATTTAAAATACTTCCTACTTGGTTTGTAAGGTTACCGTTGTCTCCATTGGTAACATGAATTTTTATATCTTCTCCAGCACCTACCGTTAACCCCTCATCGCCTAAAAACTTAACCTGATCAGCGAAACTTTGTAAACCACTATTCAAAACATACTGTGCCGCAGGAATACCACCTAGGTTATCTGCGTTTTCTGCACTGCCCCAATATCTAATACCAGGAATGGTTACATTACTTGCTAAATTAAATCCTTTTTTGATTGCACTGAAACCTGGAATTGGATTTACGGTGCTATTAAGCGTAAATTCATCCTTAGCAATTACACTTAATACTTGGTCATTGACTGTAACTTTAAGTATTGTTCTATCATTAGCACTAAGATCTTTGACCACTGCTGATGTTAACTGAGAAACACCTTCACCGCCCGAAGCAACAGGTCCAACTAAAATAAATTCTGTTCCATTGAACACATATAATTGTTCACCATCTGTTTCCCACCAAAGGTCTCCAGTTGCTAATCCTACCGGTGCGTTCGGACCAATTTCCGCTCCACCAGCAATACGGAATCTATTACCATCATAAAATTTAATAACCCTGTTTGCACTGTCATACCAAAGTTGACCAGTAACAGGACGAGGTGGTCGTGTTGCACCTGCAAAACTTTCAAGTAAGTGAACAAAATTTTCATTTATAATTTCACCAAACCCTGCATAGTTCTTACCAACCAACTTAATATCGGTTGTGTTGTTTACAGTACCATCTTGTACTATTGCAAGTTGCTGTCCGTTATAATTGTTTATGATATATGGCATATTATTCCTCTACTATCCATATTTACCTTAATCTAAACCCAAACGTCTTCGACGACTTTGTTGTATTTCATGTCTGCTGATGAATTTATAACTGTCTGGATTGGCTTTATAAGCATCTTTACGTGCTTTATTTTTTGCTCTTAGATCATCGATGAAGGCTTTCATTTCAGTGAATTCTTCTGTATTAGGTATGCTACTTTGATTGAGCATATCTATAATAATATTCAATTGTCTGTGCAAAGGATAAACGTGCTGTAAATCTTCTTTGGTTTCGTTATTAAGCATTTCTTCATCAATAATTGCCGCATCAGGTGCAGGATCAATATCGCTAATTTTTTTAATGCTACCTT